AAGTATACTTGTTAACCAGCCAGAAAGATTTGTCAGATACATTTGGCGTGCCAGTGTTCAAGACTGACGCAAACAACAATCCAGTACACGCTGGTGAACAGAATGAATACGGCCTACAGGCAGCTTATAGCTACCTTGGTGTAAGTAACCGTGTGTTTGCTGTTCGTGCAGATTTAGATCTAGGACAATTAGATGCAACTGCAACTGCACCAGCTGGACTTCCAGAAGATGGAACATTCTGGTTCGATACAGAAAGTTCTTCATATGGTATTTTTGAATGGAACTCAGCAGATGCTAGCGTCACAGGCGGACAAACATTTGCAAATAAAGTTCCAAGAGTTATTACTTCAAAGAATAACTTAGTCGGCAATTCAGCAACTGCCGCACCAAAAACTTCAATTGGTGCTATTGGTGATTATGCTATTGTTTCAACAACAACATTAAACAAACTATACTACAAGAACAAATCAGGTGCTTGGGTACAAGTTGGTTCAAATGACTGGGCTAAGAGTTGGCCAGCAGTTGCTGGTACTAAAGTTCCAGCAAACGGCTCAATCACTAGCGGATTAACTTTAATTGTTAACGGTTATACAGTGACTGGTGCAACCAGTATGAGCACACTAGTTAGTGCTATCGGTAGCAACGCTACTGGTGTTACCGCTGCCGCAGTTAACGGCAAATTAGAATTTTATCTAAACGGCGACGTTGATTCACTTGTATTATCAGGTACATTGATCACTGCTAATGCTAGCGATGCTGGTAACATCCTTGGTATTAAGTCTGGTACATACAAAGCTCCTAAACTACAAATTTCTGCACACACTAGTGTTCCAGAATTTAAGAGCACAGACTCAAGCCCACGCCCAACAGGTTCTGTATGGATTAAAACAACTGAGCCAAACATGGGTGCAAGCCTAATAGTTAAGAAGTGGACAAGCTCTACTAGTGCATGGTCTGAAATCCCAACTAGATTATTTCCAAACGGTCAAACTGCTCTAGCAACACTAGATCCAGCAGGTGGCGGTATTAACCTAGCAGTTGGCGCAATTTTTGCAAAGTACAATGACAGCGAGCTAACAGGTGCTGATGTACTAGGTGATTTTAAGTTTTATGTTCGTGCAGGTTCAGGTGCAACTACTGTAACAGGTACTGCTATTACTACACAATTAGGAACAGGAACTAAAGAATTTGTAATCTTAGAAAGCGTTCCAGCTTCAACATCACTACGTACTTCAAACATTAGTTTCAGTCTTGCTGGTCCAGCAAGTGTAAATGATGCTGACACAATGGCTGGCTACATCAACACACAAGTTGGTGAAGGCTCAAACATTGTTGCTTCTGTAGATAGTAATAACAGAATTGTTATCAAACACAGCGCAGGCGGTGATATTCACTTCCAAGACGGTACAGGTACTCCATTGGCATTAGCTGGTTTCAGCACAGCCAACAGCGGCCTTGTACTTGATCCAGATGGACAAGCAGGACACACTCTTGCAAGTAACTGGAAAACATTGACAACTCCTTATAGCTATCAAGTTGGTGCAGATGCTCCAACTAGCTTAACAGCAGACGGTCAACTATGGTACAATTCATTAATTGACGAAGTGGATATTATGATCCACAACGGCACAACATGGGTTGGTTATAGCAACTACAACCAACGCGGTACAGCACCTAACGGTACAGACCCATTAGGCCCAACAGTTAGTGCTACTGCACCAAAGACACAGCAAGATGGTACAACAGCACTATCAAATGGTGACTTGTGGATTGACACTAGTGACTTAGAAAACTTCCCAATGATCTACAAGTGGAATTTCCCACAGCAGAAATGGGCTCTTGTTGACAACAGCGATCAATCAACAGAAGACGGTATCGTATTCCGCGATGCACGTTGGGGTGTTGATGGCGGAACAATCACAGCGCCAACTAACAGCTCAATTGCTGAGTTGTTAACTAGCGATTTCTTAGACTTTGACGCTCCAGATCCTGCACTATATCCAAAAGGTATGTTGCTATGGAACTTACGTAGAAGCGGCTTCAACGTTAAGAAGTTTGTACGTAACTATGTTAACCAAACAGAACGTAACTTTAGATCATCAACTAATGAACTAATGACTACATATTACCCACACCGTTGGTTAAGCGAAGCCGCTAACCAAGAAGACGGTTCAGGTACATTTGGTCGTAAAGCACAGCGTAAAGTTGTTGTACAGGCACTACAGGCAACTGTAAATGCTAACCAACAAATCCGTGATACAGAATCACGTATTTTCAACTTGATTGCTTGCCCAGGTTATCCAGAACTAATTGGCGAAATGATCAGCTTGAACTACGA